ATATAGACCCTCATGCCCCTTTACTTTCAGATATTGTTTCATCAGAACGATGCAACTGCTCTTAGATCTTGGACCTTAGGAACATATGCTGGATCAGTAGTTTGCATTACAACTTTCACAGCAAATGAACTAAAGGATGGCAATCCAGAATCACTGTAAGTGAATTCTTGATATGCTTTCTGACTTTCAAAATCTCCAGAAATTGTATTTGAAGAAGTTGGAAGCATTTCAGCATCGGGACTACCATCAGCATTGAATGCTGCCCAATCAATATCATTGAAATTCTCTTGAGAAGAATCTTGTTTAATCTTGTAATAGACCTTAATATCGGAGATCTCTTTTACATTCGCTGTTAGTCTAACATCAAGTGCTGTGCCAGACATGTTCATTGCAATCTCCTTAGTTACATATTTTGCTAGAGATGAACCATTCTTAGAATTTGTTTCAGAAACAAAGTCAACACCATCTTCAAATTCCATAGAAATTACTTTCAGGAATTTAACATCAGAAGTTGCAACACCGTTGATATAAATCAAATCATTTGCTCTAAAGATATCACTATCTTGATTTCCTATCGCTGCCTTTCTTGCAAAAGAACTTCCGACAGTAATCTCAGAAACATAATCATCATTGATTGGTCGCTTATCATTTTCAACAATCAATTCTTGAGATTGAGAATCCCAATAGATAACCTTTCCAGAAATCTTATTGATGTAAGTAACAGTGGTATCATCTGGACTCATACCAAGAACAGTTTCGCCAACATCGAAGGATGGATTGACTTTAACAACTCCTGGATTGGTGTTGCTGGTTGGAGCGATAGTTAATGTGACACCATCAAAATCTCCACCAGTTGCAGATTGTTCTGAGAAGTATAGTGTTTCATTCGCTGTGAATGAATTTAATGTGGTCAATCTTACCCAAATTACACCACTGTCATACTTGAGAACTTCACCTCTTGCTTGAGATGCAGTTCCTTGAACAGTTTGTCCGAGGTCAATAGCATCATTTGTTCCAGAAACAGCAAAGTAGTAAATTGGGAAGAAACGTAGTTTTTGATACCTCTTTCCATATCTATCTTCTTGACCTTTACCATCTTCAACACGGTTGCTGGATAGTTTAATCGAAGAATATCTTACATCAACTACAGGCGATAGATAAGAAACATCGGAAGAAAGTTCTAATCTATATGTTAATGAATTTGAAAGATCATTGATTGTTTGGTTGATATTTGATGCAATCATCTTTTGATTGCCGAAGAATTGCTCTTCATTCAAGAAAGTCTTTTCGTAATCGGAAACTGAATATGAAGTATAGTTCAGTGTTTGAGAATCTACAGGAACAACATTAGTAGTTCTTACGAAGGAATTAATCTGAGTTCCTTCTGTCTGTAAATACTGAACTTGTGCGTATAACTTTTCATACTTTCTATTGTGTGAAGCAAGAACAGATCCGCCACCAATTTCACTTCCACCTGCTCTATATGGAGCAATGATTGTATAACTATCAAGTCCAACGTTAGAGACTTGGAATAGGTTAGTGTTGAGAGTTGCGCTGGTAATGCCACCAACATCAAGAGCATCTTTGAAGAAGACATACGAATGTCCACGGTCTTCAAAACCATGATCTCTGTGGTTAACTCTGAGAACTGTGTTATTGTTCTTGAATAGTGGTGATGTAGCAGTTGATCCAGATCTTGCTGAAGTTTCTATTGGGTTGAGATCAAGTTCTTCATATCCAAGAGACTCATTCTTGAGATATAGATTTGCTGTTTTGCTAATATCAAATTCTGCTCTGTATAGAGTAAACTTGATATCTTCAAATAAGTCTTCAGACCAAGAGTCGGTATTTTGTGACTTATAAACTGATCCTAATCCAGGTTGACTTGTGACAGTGACATTGGTTGAAATATCAGACTGTCCAAGTTCGGATGTCCATAGATTATAATCGGTAGAGTCCGTTTCAATTACAAGAGCATATGTTGCATTATTTTGTAAGTAAACTGGATGCTTAAATCTGAAGTGTGTTGGAGTAATAGACTCGGTAACTCCCTCAACATCGGTAGAAACTCCCATCAATACTGCAGGAGTATCAACTTCAATACGTGCTTTAATAATAGCACCAGAATTTCCACTACCAGTTCCCTTTACAACAATTGATGGATTCTCAGTGTATCCTGTTCCAGGAATTGTGATATCAGCATCATAAACCTTGCCACCAGAAACTTTACATACGGCAGTAGCAGTAGAACCACCAGGAAGTTGAGGACTTTCGATGGTTAGAATTGCGCTATCATATCCACTTCCAGTGTTGCTAACTGTAAGTTCTACAATTTTTCCAGAATCTTTTGCGATGGTCAAAGTGAGACCCGCTGCATTCTGAGCATTGAAAGATGTCAGTGATGGTGATGTAATAGTTTCATTCTGCAAGAATACAGTTCCATTATGATTAGAAAGTATTAAAGTATATACTTGCTCATTATCGAGGTTGATAGATCCATCAGTCAATGGAGTTACTTCAACATCATTTTTATCATACACTCTAGAGATAGGACCAGATGCTCCAGATTGAGAACCTAAAACATTTTCACCTTGCTGAACTGAGAGGTTTCCACTAGCATAGACTCTAAGTCTAGTCTCTGGATTCAATACAGATACAGATCCAGGAACAATGTTCTTAGCAGGTTTTCCTAGATCAACATTGGTTAGATAAACTCTAATTGGGATAGAAGAACTCTTCTTGCTGAAGAAGAGGTCTACGCCAGTTGAGAATACACCACCATTGTAATTTTCTACCTTAAAGGTTTGTGCCAATGGATTTGGTTTTAGTTCAATGTCAGTATTGCTTTCTGTTGACTGAACACCTTCATTTGCTTTGAAGACTGAAGGTCTTGTAGAAATGATAGATTGTGGGTTGTCGGGAAGTGCTCCCATCGAATAATACTTAACTTCACCGTAAGTGTCTACGATTGTCTTATCTTCATCAGTAGAACTGGAAGTAAACCTAATGGTCTTTTCTCCAGTAGCGAACTTAAGACCGTCTACGGTATTGTCATAAACAACAGTTTCAATATCACCTGTCCATGAAGTTCCTTGTGCAGGTGGATATCCAGAAGGAATAATGATAATACCACTAGCATTACCATTTTCGTCGGTAACAATTGATCCGCCAAATGATGATGGTGAATTACCAGCAACTCCTGTAAATCTAATATCGGGAACTACATATCTACCAATGTTTCTACCATCCATGAAGACAAACATCTCTGTCTCTGGTTTCATTCTTCTTACAGAGAACTTGACTGCCTTGCCTCTAGCAAAAAGTTGCAGAGCATTTACAACCGATTTGCCACCAACAACTTTCTTGCCAATACCTTGTGCAAGTTCAAAGTTCTGAGGACTAATATTTGAACTACTTGCAACAGAAGCAGACTCAACACTAGAAACTGATTTCTCAGATGTAATTGAAGTGAGTGGTTCGATGTTATAGAAAGTTCTATCCGTTCCTACCCAGTTGATGATGAAGTTATTGTAAATGCTTGAGAATGACTCATATACATTCTGTTTAGCAGAGAAAATTGTAAAGAGTCCAGTATTATCATTTACGAGAATTGGTTCTGTAGAATCATCATACCACTGATCAATGAATGGATCTAACTCCACATCTCCAGCATATTGGAGAACAACGAATGGGTTTGGATTGATTGTCTTCGTAGCAAATACGTTCTGAACTAGATTCAGATCGGTAAATGGTAGAGTGACAATACCATCATTGAATGAATATCCATTAATAACTCTTTCGTCATTTGCAGGATTAACTTCTACGAGACCAAGTGAATCTTCTCTTGCTTGTGGTCTCAATACTGCCTGTTGAGTATCAATTGAACATCTATAGTCAATTGACTGCAAGTTTCCAACTTTATGACTTTCAAAATTATCTACAAGGAATCCACTCTTAAATCTGTCTAGACCAAGATCATCTTTAATCTGCATGTTTAGAGCTTGCTGCTCTAGAATGCTAAGAGTCGTATAGTGCTCTAGACGTTCAATGCGCTTCTCTAATTTGCCAATGTCACGCATTGTGTAGCGACGGTTATCGACTGGAATAACCTTTACGTCTTTATTGGAAACTGTGAACGAAGGAATGTAAACATAGCACAACGCAATCGCGTCATCAACCATATCTGGTTTTGCTGGGTTTAGTGAAGAATTTCCTTGCTTAACAATGAATTCTCCCTTCTTCGTCAAGAAGACACCATCAATTCTATCGAGATATTGTGATTCACTGAACGAAATTGTGAATTCTAAGTTTGTATCAACTGCAGGTGTGCTGGCAGCAATACCACCAGAACCAGTGAAGTTGATAAAGTCTCCAGAAGAAAGCAGTGACTTATCTTGGAATCCACTAATAACTGAACTGCTATCTACCTTTGGTCTAAAGTCAATAACGTCTTTCAGTGAAACTGTTCCATAAACTGAAGAATTGAATAGGGGAATCGCATCCTCACCAACACCTGCTTCATGTAGATATGAATCTACGGTGCAGAAATCTCCTTGAGAATGATCAAAGTAATCGAATCCAACAACAATCTGTCCATCTGGTGCATCAAAACCAGACTTAAGAACGATTCTGGAAACATCTAAGAAGGTATCTCTTTGACCATCATCAAACGTAAATCTGTTTGTAATATCTTCTCCACTTACAAGTGTTCCTTCAGTATCTACAACTGGTGGATTCTGACCACCAAGATAAACATATCTTAGATTGTAGACATCAGAGTAACTATAGCTTTGAGTGTCTTCACTATCATAATCAAATCCTCTGAGAGGAATAGTTCTATCGCCAGCAGCAGCAATAGAAATTCTCTTGTTGGTGATGGCAGTCTTCAGTCTTGGTTTTGCTTTTGTTACTTCTAACGTAGCACTTAATTTTAATTTAGGATATGGAGCAGAAAGGTTTGTTCCAAAGAAATCATCTGGAAGAACAATTCTAACACTACCAGAAGTCAAACCACTAGTAGAATCCGTTGATGTATCAATCTTTACATAACTGTCATCAATGTAAAGAATATCACCATTTGAAATGGTAGTAGAGGAACCTTTGTCTAAAACGGTTACGATATAATTTTCTTTCGTATATCTGACAAATCTTTGGGTTCCAAATGGAAGTTGAGCAGCAAACGTTAAGTTACCACCACCCGAAGATGCTTCAACAACAAAGTCTCTTCTAAAGTAATACTTAAACTTAGAATCAGAGACATCTTTTACGAGAGTCTTAATTTGCTTACTGCCAGTTGGGAAAATTAGTGTAGAAGAATTGCTATTCTTTTGTCTAGGTCTAATTCTAACTACAGAAGAATTTACAACATCTGCATGTAAAGCAGAGTCTAGGAAGATTCTTGTTTTAGTAGATCCAGATGGACTACTGGTAGACTGAACAATAACTCTGTTTACAACGCTATCAGCATCTGTAAACTGGATGATATCTCCCTGCTGAACATACTTACCAGCATCATCGCCAAATCCAGTAGACTCAAGATATCTCCATCCTTCTGCTCCAGAGAATGAGAATGCACCAACGTTGGTTACGTTTGAATATTTGTCATCTGATAGTTCTACGTCAGCAGTAAATTTGTTTGTATTGCCTGGACCAAATACTGAGTAGAATGATTTAACATTTTCGGAAGAGTAATTGACTACAGTATCTTTGAATAGAACTGCATAAGCACCAACTTCTGGATTTGGTGCAGTAACACCTTCTGAAACAACCGCTTTAACTTCTGGTGGTGCAGAGTAAGTTTGTAGTAAAGAATTTCTGTTTAGAATAGAAATCTTATAGCAAACGCCCCCATTGTCAATATTTGGTTTTACGATCGATGGATCGAAATCAATACCATCTAGAGAAATTTTAGTAGTGTTTGCAGAATAACCACCTTGGTTCCTCTTGTTAACAACAAAGTGTGAAATCGTATTCTCAATAGCAATTCTTCTTACATTGTTGTCTTCGTCAGAAATAGTTTCTCCTGGTTGGAACTTTCCAGAAAGAGTTTTGACGAAGAGGGTATTGCCAGTGGAGTAGAACCCGTTGGTAAGTCCCTCTATGACTCCGTAAGCGCCGCTTTTTGCTCCTAGGATGTATTTCCCTGCTTTAAACGTTCCAGACGTTATATCGGCATCTAGAGTGATCTTAGTGAAGTATAGTGGATTGAAGTAGCTTAATGAGAATATACCATTATATGCTGTTCTTCCTTGTCCAAGTCTTCCTTTAGAAATGATCTTGTCAGTATCAGGATTGAATCCCGATGGATAGTCATTAAAGTAGAAGTTCTTTGGTTTAGCAACACCAACCAATGGAGTAATCAAATCGTTGTAATCTTTTACAACTGCCCATTCATCGGAACCTGTATTCTTTGCATCATTTTCTGAGAGATACAATAGAGTTTCATTATTTGCAGCACCATCTTGATACTCTCTAAAATAAGTATGGAGATGATCTTTTCTGCCGTAAATGGTTAGTTCTAAGAATGTAGATCCAGCGGCAATATCTGGTCTACTTACGATTGATCTTGAAAGAACTTTTACAGCATCAACTTCAAAAGGCTCTACAAAAGTTTTTCTAAACCAAAGAGTTCCATAATCTGTTAGGAAATTTGCATCAGTAATACCAGAGAATGGACGATCCAATCTTCTAGCATCCAAGTAGATAGTCTTGATTGCAATGTCTTCATTATTGAAGATTACATCATCAGAACCAACAAATTGATATTGTTGTCCTCTTCTATCGATAGTTTGCTTGTAATCGGTAGATAGTTCAGTGTTATTAGTTCCTACGCTACCATCATTAAAGACAGAGTAGAAATATACATTAGGATATGCAGTTAGTTCAGATCCTTCAGCGTTAAGTGGAATAGAACCAAATACATTAGTAATATTGAAGGTAGAAAGACCACTTCCTTTAATAGTTACATTATCTCTTTCAAGGACATCTCTTGCTTTATTGATTGTAACATACTTCGTTTCTTTGTTTACAATCTCATATCCTCGAACATATGCTTTACCAGAACTGATAGAAGCAACCATCTTTGAACTTGCTTCTTCAACTGATAAACCATTAACAGTATTCGTCTGTCTGTTTAGACTATAGAAACCATTATTGTTATTCTTCTGATAATACTCTCTGACATCAATGTCGAAATCTTCTACAACGTAATCACCAGATTCGTCAAATGTTCTTCTTGCTAGAGTATCTTCTAGAAGTCTATAATCTGCTTGCTTTACTTTCTTCTCAACTACACCAGACTTAATTTTCAGTAACTGGATAAAGTTTTTGTCTGTAGCATCCGCATATCCAAACTTAGTTAAATCTACCTTGATTCTAAGTCTAGATGCTCCAGGAGAAGCAAAGTTTGAATAACCTCTTGCATTATCATACAGAGAACTATCTTCTTCTGAAGTTACAATGCTTTCTGAAATGGTAAAACCAACTTTTGATGATGGTTTATTGTAATACTTGTCGATAACCAATAGTTGTTCGTCATTTCTTACGAAGAAACCATTGATAAAATAAATTCCTTGCTCTACTTTTACAGCAGAAGCAAGTCCCATTGCTGGACTAGAAAGGGTTGAAGCAACACCAGTATCTGGATCAGTAACTCTAATGCTGGTAGGTAGAACGCTACCATCAGTTCCTACGACTAGAAGAGGAGTGTTGATACCATCAACTACTTCCAGAGTTTCACCTTGCCTGAATGTTGCTTCATCTGCTGCATCACCACTATTGATATACTTTACAAAAATAGTGTCAGATTCTGTTTCTGAGGAATATTCTGCTGCAACTACAGTCGCAACAACACCAGAAGTAATTCCCTTTAACTTTTGACCAACTAAGGTTTTGATATCATACTTTCTGTATACAATATCATCTCCATCGCTAATTGCTACTTCCGAAATGGAAGACAATTTAACGTAGTTTAAATTAGTATTTAAACCAACTTCTCCAGGTATGACAAGTTCCCCTTGTTTAAATTGGAACTTGCCATAACTTTCAATTTGATTTTGCAGTATGGATTGTAGAGTAGTTAGCTCTCTGCTTTGAATCGAGTATCCAGGTCTAAAAAGAACCTTGTAGAAATTTTTAGAAGCGTCGAAATCGTCAAAGAAAGGCTCTACGTTTAAGTTGGTTTTTTGTGGCATCTGACTTGTATCTACTTAAACTAAGTTTGAAAGCAGACTAAATCAGAACTCGATAACTAGCTTGATATCTTCAATCTGGTCAGCAGCTCTAGTGATTAGTCTTCTATTCTCTATGTATATGACATCTCCAGAGTTCTGTTCGATTTCTGGAAGAGAAACACCATTGGTGAAACTACCGAATAGGGTATCACTTGCTGCTTGGTTGTAAGTATTGTCGATACTTCCATCTGCAAGAGAGGTTTCACCATCAAGGTTTGCAGCAAGAGATTCATCGAATGCTCTTACAACACCGTTGTCTTGGTGATAGTCAACGCTTTGGAAGATCTTAAGAATACCATTTGGGCTTCCTGCAGCATCTGGAGTCCAGGAAACGACCTGACCTTTTGCAGTTCCACCAGTTACAGCTTGAGTAACGACTTCATCTACGATGTAGTCTGCACCTGTTCCAGTGATTCTAAATGCGGTTAGACCATTTAGAGTATCTGCGGTTGCATAAGTTGTAGTTCCTCTCTCGTAAGGATCGCGGATAATACCGATTCTACGGAAGTCGTTATCAACAGGGAAGTCACCGAAACCTTCGTCATAAGAGAGACGAATATTGGTCATAACTCGCTTACCATTGAGTTCGAGTTCCATGTCTCCACCGTGACCTGCTTGTGGAGGTAGGATAACTTCAACTTTACCAGTTGCACCAGCGTTAACGCTAGCACTTGAAGTTAGAGCAGCATCGTCAAATAGACCGTATGCAGTTGCACCCGATCCTGTTCCTGTTGCAATTGCGACCGTGCCGTAAGTATAACCCGATCCTCTTTCTTGAACTACTGCATTTGTGATCGAACCGCTATCTAGGGTTAGAGCAACAATAGCGCCAGAACCATCGCCATTTACTGGAGCATAATAGGTTCCATTGGTAGCATTGATGTTTGAACCAGTATCAGTGGTAATATATGCATCGATAGCACCAACAACAACCTTAGATGCAGTGTCAACTCTGGTTGGGTCGGTAGGAAGAACGATTGGCAGGAAGTCAGTAGATAGGAATCTTAGAACGTCATCGGTTGACATGGTATACATGAACTTCCACTTATATGTTCCACCAGACTCTTCATAGATGCCTGTAGCAGAATCATATGTTCCAGCAGAAGGAGTTAGTGAAGGTTCTTCAGTGGATGCTTGACCGTTGAGGTTAGAGAAGTCAGTTCCATTGTAGAGGCACTTGAATACCTGATACTGTTGGTTCATGACATAGAACTTTGCTTCGCCAATGGTGTTAGCACCAGTAGCGGACTGAAGACCAACTCTACCTGTTTGAGTTGAGAAATAATCTGGTCTCCACATATCATATGTGGTGTTAGTCTGCCAGTTATATCTCTTAATTACAGTTCTTACATAATCATTGGTGATTCTCTTTGCTGCAATGATATCATCATATACAGAATACTTCTCTTCTTGGTTGTCTACTGGAAGAGGTGCTGCTTCATCGGTTGCATATCTGTAGATACCGACCTTTGCCTGAGCACCACCTGCGGTTTCTAGTGTTTGTCCTACTGTTGGAACACTAGCAACGCCTTGTGTGCCATTGATGTTATAGAGTAGAAGTGAATCTTGGAAAACTTGTCTTACAATGCCTTTGAATGAACCTGTTGCGTAGTTAGCACCGATGTATACTTCATCACCAACGGCGAAACTACCACCTGATTGAGAATAGATCTCAATGAATGCATCCCATCTTTGGGGGCGACCAACGAAGAAGTAAAGTCTCGTCCTTTCGTCACCAACTTCAGGATCACCACCCGACCCCGCTGTAGTGCCTTCGGTTAAAGACTCGATAAACTGCTTCGCGTTAAAAATTCTAAATTTATCTGAAATAATTGCAGGCATTTCTTTATCCTTGAATATAAAGTGGACGAGTTTTCGTAAGTTATTTATATTTATACAACTTACACAAATTAGTATATTATTGCGTGTGGGATGATTAAAGCATCGACCTCAACAAAGGTGGTAGAACCTCTTACAAATGTGACGCCAGTAAACGCCGTCGCGGTTTTACCAGTGTAATGAATTACAGTATAATCCCCAACACCTTCCTCAGTAATATATAGATGACCTTCGGTATGGAATCCTGCAGTTGTTGCAACATTAAGTTGACTAATTGATGCAGTATTTTGTTGAGATCCTGCTACAGTAGTAATAGGATTGTTAAAAGAAGGAAGAACATAATCAAATGGATTTCCATGACTATCAACGGTGGAAGAAACTCTAGTATCTCCAATAGTCAATCCAGGGTAATACCAATCAAACTGTTCAATACTATCGAAATCTGGAATTACATCTAGATGACCAAAATCAAGTTGAGAAACAAATACATTACCAAATGTATGAGTTGATATTCCTAGAACCGCTTGTGTATAATGATCTCCCTTCAAATTAGTCTCATAGCGAAGATCTACTGCACCAGTAGATGATTGTCTTGTAATTTGAATTTCAGTGCCTGTAACAGTTGTTACAGCAGACGTAGAAATAATACTGGTGACCTTAGTTGGTGCTTCTGTGACAGTAACAAGGTTGATTTCACTTTCAACAACACCAGAGATTCCAGACTCTGGAAGGACAGTAACAGTTTCTGTTAGTAGTCTTATATACTCACCTGCAGGGTGATTCTGAATGGTTGTTCCAAACAGTCCTCTTTCTACATCAAGAATACGACCTTCTTGCTTAGTTGCATAAGATACAAACTCATCACCAATGAACAATCTTCCTTCATCTGGGAATCTTGCAGTGCTTAGGATGTAAGCGTAGTCTGCTGTATCAGACATTGGAGCAGAAAGAATTGTTCCAATGTCCTGAGTTGAATCTAAAGCATTTGCTTCAGGAACCTTAGCAGTTTCAAGTGAAATAATGCCAGTAATAAATCTGGAAGTTCTATCAGAATATAGAGTTACATCAGTAGAAATTGGTTTGACCGCAGTCTTAATATAAGTGAAAGTATCATGATCCGAATCAATATCTGCAAAAGACTTATATGCTGTTGTAATGAATGGATTGATTCCAAGTTGAGTGTATGGTTCAATATATGGATGAATCTCTTCGACAAACTTAATAGTTGTCTCAGCAGCTACCGCAGAATCAATAACTTCTGGTCTTACCGTTACAGAAACCCACGTATTAGTGTCTTCTGGTGCTTCTGGCATAGTCTTGTCAGAAGATGATGTAGTCCATCCAGATGTAATAAATCTTTGGAGATTGAACTCGTTATATGGTTCAATATAAGGATTAATTACCTCAGTAACTCTTCTATAAGTATCATCTACATCGATAGCGATATCGAGATCTAGATCGACCGTAGTTAGAACCTTTGTATAAGGAACTTCTGGTGCGTCTGGGAGAGGAATTTCACCAACAGGAGCGGTCCATGAAGTAGTAAATACAGGATCTACATTTGGAAGAATTGTAAATTCTCCAACAGGAAGTTCTACATATGGATAGATTTCCTGAGTAATCTGTCTCGATGCTTCTTTTGGAGAATCGAGAATCTCGAAAGAAGTGTATACAATTGGTTGGACGCCACCAACAATTAGAGTAACTTCTGCACTTGGAAGTGGTAAGAATACACGAAGATCAAGTCTGTAAAGGAATCTGAAAGTAATGCCATAAGATACTTTCTTTTCTTTAATTCTTGTGTATCCACGAGTAGTGATTACCTGAGGTGGTTGGGTGTATCCAGATCCAGGATCTGTGATATAAACATCAACAACATCACCATCAATAACTAGAACCTCTGCTCTTGCACCACCACCAAATTCATCTCTAGGAACAAATTTCAAGAATGGAGCAGTAACATAACCATAAGCAGTTTGTTTGTCCTTATAATTGTTTTCAACATACAATTGTAAGTTTCTCTTATTCCAAACTAGTTTTGTGATTCCTCCAGTAACAGGATCTACTTCTGCCACTGCAGCAAGACCTTCACCATCAGTATATCCATTATATCCAGTAGCAGTTAATTCTGCCTGAATAAAGTTCGGAACTTCTTCTCCTGGTCTAAAATCTCGTGTTTTAGCAAAATCAGGAATAGTTGTAATAGTTCTGCGAGATTTTTCGCCATCAATTTTAATTTTATCTCCTGGTCTCAGGTTGACGAATGGACCAGATTTTTCATCCCAATATTCTCTTGCTCCGCCAGGTCTCTTATAGAATAGAGCAATAGCATCTCTGGTAAGAAGTCTCTCGTCATCAACATTTTTATAATAATCAAATGTTGCGACTAGATCACCATCTAATTGATATGCTCTAAACTCCAAAGTTCTCAATGAAGGATTGTTGTATTGTTGAACAACATCATACCAAGTAGGAGCAGAAGACAATACAATAACAGAATCTGGTTGAATATCATATAGATTCCACCTACTACCAAGAATTAAATTAGATACATATGGTTCTGTAAATTCGGAATACTTGAAATTGCCAAGTATCTGGAAGTTAGTTGTGCTTCCACTGATCAATTCATAAACATATACATCAGATCTTCTGTTATTAACAAAATACCAAACAGAAAGATCTGCAGTTGTTGGATATGATGGTAAAGTTTCTTCTTCAGTAATTGTTAAAGTAACTTCGTTTACATATGTTTCTGGTTCAAAATCGTAGAATGTGAGTTTCTGATCTAAATCTCTACCATATAATACGAGAACATCGACTCTATTTGCAACAGTAGTTCCATCCTCTAAGGTAGTAGAAACAAGAGGTTTCTTAAATGTGATTGTAGAACCACTTTGAACATAAGAATCTCCTCTTCTCTGGAATACACCATCGACGAAAACGTAAGCATATCTGTCATCATCGATATACTTAATCTTTCCATCCTCAGAATCATATAGTGGGAAAGGACCAGTTCCTTTGATACGAACCAAATCGCTGTCTATGACTGCCTTTTCGTAACTTCCTGTTCTAACGATAAACGTTTTATCAACGGCAAGAGGTTCCTGAACAGTTAATACGTTGTCTTCTTGTTCCCATCTTGGAGCTTCAGAGAAACGAATAATATCAGGAACTAATGGATCTTCAGATCTGATGATATCATAACTATCATATAACTGAACAACACCATTAATGAATACGAGAAGGTCTTCACTTGGTGCGGTTTTTACTCTTGCTCCACCTTCATAGTATAATTCAAAATCGGTATTCTCACCATCAATGAAGTCTGGATTTGTTTTTGGAACAGAATTTGGACCATTATTGAGAACTCCGTCTAGGACACCGTTAAGAGACTTGATTGACTCTACGACGTTATTGCACTCCTCTGCTAGCAAGAGTGGATCTGGGATTAAATTGTAATTGGAATACGTTCTCCTAGTAGTCCAATTACCTGCTCTTTGATTATTTTCTGGTTCTGGTTGTATCAAACCAATACCATCCATCAATAGAGTGTCAATAATTCCAGCATAAGAATTCAATGCAGACTCTACCTCAGCACACTGTGGGAAATACTGATTGGGATCATCTAGAATATTTGTGTCATAATATGGAGTTTCATTGGTGTAATTTCCAGAAGGTAGTGATCCTCTCATGGCAAGAACCATAAGAGAAACTGCAAATTTGTATGCTGCTACGGACTCTGCAAGTTCGTTGTTAATATGCTTTACTCTATTGCCAATATAATAAGACTTCGCAAAATCTACAATTTTAGTGGTGCCACCAAAACGTAAGTTGTGGACAACAGCATCCACTAAAAGACCAGTGTCTCTCTTACACTTGGTTTCATCTGGGATTTGTAATGTTGGATACGTTGTCTTGACCCATCCAATAGTTTCTTCTTGAATGTAAGTTCTGTTTGCTTCAATTAGATTAGAAGCATCATAGAATGTGCCATTATTGATCTTACTTAAGGAGAACGTTGCTTGAGGAATGTTATTAACCGAATAGGTAGATGTTAACGTCGTAGTTCCACCGCTAGCAACAGAAACAGTTCCAACTTCAATGTTGCCTTCGTTAACAACAGTGGTAACAGTAGTGTCAACTGAAATGACTTCTGTCGATCCAGTTGTCACCACTAAAGCAGTGGATGCTGCTATTCTTGCATTGCTAGAGACTCTAATTTGAGTATCATTGACAACTTCTGTTACTTTTGTATCTTCTGGGAACTGTGATCCACTGCTTACGTTCATTCCAACAACAATTCCAAATGTATCTGGAACTGTAATTACATTAGATGTTGGGGTAATGACAGCATTTGTTACAGTGTAATCCCAGTTTCTAAGAGCAGCAGAACATAATTTCGCTGCATACTTGAATGTATCTAAACTTTCAGTAAGTTCATTATCAATATGATCTAATGCATTGGTAGACAAGAAGTATGAAGAACCTGCTTCATGAACCTTTCTGTTTCCGCCAAATCTAATATCATGCTCGATAGCATCCAAGATAAGTCTAATATCTCTAGAACATTTCTGCTCATAGATGTTCCATGGAACATTTGGATGAGTCTCAATTGCATATCCAATCGATTCTTCTACAATAAAGTCTTTGTTAAATTTAATCTGATTTGCAGAATCAATCCATCTACCACCTCTTTGGAAGAAGTTTCTAATTTTCTTCAGATACTCTGTATTAAGATCATCACGCTTAAATCTAAATGATCTGCAATGGAATTTTTGTGCTGGAACAACTTGAGACTCTACGGTGTTTTCTCCAAGAGGAGCAACTGCAAATGTAATGTTAGATCCACTTACAGTAAATGCTTCTCCTGGTTCTTGGACTACACCATCAATAGTTACTAGTAATTGCTGCTCATTGAATGGCGTGATTGGTAAGTTTGTTGACTTATCAATCATTACAAACGTCTTAGTTCCAGATACAACGCCAGTAACAGGGTCGATTACACCATCAAATGGAGTATTAAGGATAATTTCAGTTGCATATGTCTCAGTATTATTCTGAGCATTGACATATACTGTTCCAGCACCATACTGTTCATCAATATTGTTGAAATTGACGAATGACTGCTGAATAGTTCTAAACTGATTATGTTGTGAAATTTGAGGAACACTCAAATCAATCTTTGTGCAACTTACTGCTCCACCCTTCTTGATACTGCTCTTTTGCTCAGTATTGACAATTACTTCGCCAAATACTTTAAATCCTGCTGGGTGAGTTGTTTGCAAAATCAAATCTCTCCAAACATTAATTGGAGTCTTTGATTTAATTACATATGAATAGTCTTGATAGAAATACGAATCTGTAATTCTTTGAGTATAATGACTGAGTTTTCCTCTATCTGAGGTGTAAAAACCGATATTGTCAGAGAAAGATTTTATAGATGGACTAAACTCAGATACAGAGATTTCTTCTACTTTAGCAGTGTTATTTTTTGCACTACCTTTAATAGTAAGACCCTTGATAAACTCTCCAGTTACCGACTCTAATCTAAGAATATTTGTTCCTTGTCTAAAACCATTTTTAGAAACAACACCAGAAGCATATTCCACGCCAAGGTATTCTTGTGTGACTTTTTCACCAACAGAAAATGCTTTCTGCTCAAAGTTAGAAATCCTTAATTGAGTATTAGAAAAATACTTTCTTCTATGTGAAGTATCCGTATTGAACAAGAATCCACTAGAAGTAACTTCAACTGATTCTGGAACTCCAATATCATTAGACTCCAAATAACAGTCTACATCAGTCTCTATGACTCTTACTTCTGGTAGTTCGGTATAATCAAATCCTTTATTTGTAACATATGCATAAACAATGGATCCATTTTGATTGACCAATTCAATCTCTGCTCTGAGACCATTGCCATCAATAATTGCTTTTGGTTTTCTATACTTAGATCCACCTTCTTTAACAACAACATTTGCAATGTTATTATTGAGATTATCATATGTTAATTCTAACGTTGCTCTATTTTCTTCCGATGGAAGAATACCAAGAACTGGGGGAATAATGTCATACCCTTCTCCAACGTTATCAATTTTAATTGCATGTGGTTGACCAATAGCAGATTTTCCACTAGTGGTATATGACATGGTTCCAGAACCATCATATTGTGGTGGTTTATCGTATGAATATACAAATACATTATTAGTCTTGTATATTACTTCCTTTTCTCCTTCTAATGAATCAGGAACAATGGTAAATGACTGATTTGCAGTCTCTACATCGCCATTTTTATCAAAGAAATAATAATTAGTAAAACTGGTCTTATAACTTGCTTCAGTATTAATTGTTGAATTTCCTTGAATGGTGTCACTGCTGCTAACAGTAGTAAATCCATTACCCAAATAACCAAAGTTTGCTCCTGGTTTTAGCGTAATATATGATCCTGCATTTCCTGGAGCAATGCTGTTTCTAAAACTATCAAGTGCAATAATATTTTTGTTAATACTTGGAGAAAATTCCAAGTATGTGTTTGCCATAGAACTATGTGAAGTATCAAATTTGTATTTGTAATAATTTTGAAGTTCTATAGTTTGTAGTTCTGTGAATGTATTTTCAACATCTTCGGGAGAAAATTCAAACTTATTGTTTACAAACTCTAGTTTAACTATTCTAACAGGTTTAGCAGGAACACTCTGATCATTGAAAACAGAACTCAATGACAATTCAGTTACTGATGATTGACTATAAGCAAAAGAAACTGTTAGTAGTTGAGTTACTGGATCATAAGAAGATACAAATGGATCACTGTTGGTATTTCCAGATGGACGATATCCAACGTTGAATCTATATTGTGGATTGATTAAAGTTACCGATGAACCATTGAAATGATCAGAAGCAGTAGTATTGTTTTGAGATCTTATAGTCTCAACCTGATTATTTTCTAGGTCTACACTCAATACTTTAACAATTTCCGAACCTACTTGCAGTAAGTCATCTTTAGAAAGACCTCTAGCACTGGTTAATCTTAGCGTAGAATCAGATACAGAATATCCAACATGATCAATAATTCCAATGAAATCTCTAGTTATTGCTAGAGTTGGTTTATCTACATCAGAATTTTTGAATGAAATTAAATCACCTTTTCTGTAAGTAGTTCCTCTGGTAGTGATAACAACATTGGAAATGACACCAGGATTGAAGATTGCAAAATTTACATTCCCTGTAAAAATGTTAGTTGTATCTGGATTTGTTAGAGTTACTTTTCTATTTGCAGAATCTATAGAAAGAACAACAGTATTTGCTGCAATATTTTCACCTTTTACATTCTGTCCAACATATACATTATCGATATCGTCTACCTGGATGGTCTTTGTGGAGTTAATTACACTCTCAACAACTTTAGTAAAACCTACAGTAACCGTAGCTCTAGCATTTCTCTCTCCACCTTCATTGCCAAGAACTGCAGTAGTTCCAGCACCAGAACCTACAATTTGACCTGTAGCACTTCTTGCGGAGTCTGGATTTGTAAAGATAACTTCAACATCTGTAAAGGTTCCACCACCATAGGTAGTGTTTGCATAATCAGTTCCAGCAAGTAAGGTATCAATTCTACCAATACCAGTATCTCTAATAGTCGAAGCAAATTCTGGTGATTGTAGTTTTACTTGTTGGAATCTTCTCTTTCTAATGTAATAAACGGTTTCTGTAGTAGTATCATCTGGAATTACAGATACATTTACGGTATCATTAACAGAAAGGTTGTGATCAGCATCTGTAAATACAGAAATTACATTATCATCAACAGAAAATACATCTACATCACTACTCAAAGAAATAACAGATAATATTTTTGAACCACTGGTATCTGTAATTTGATTGCTAACTAAACTATAAGATGGATCAACAACAAAACTTCCAGTTAAAACCTGGAGTTTGACTGCGTTTTGTCCTTTAGTAGACTCTAAAACAGTTGCAGTAGCAATGATGCTATCAATGCCATCAAATAAAGAAATAGTAGATCCTTTTGTATACTCAGATTCTTTATCAACAATTACGTTAATAATAGTTCTATTGGACTTAATTCTATCAGTGGCATTGAAAGTTCCACTTACATTTCTCAATAAAAACTCATTTGTATTGAAAGAGTCGCCAACAACAGTTCCTGTAGTAGTTCCTTGAGTGACAGTATCACCATCGAAGAAATAAATTGGACGAATAGTATTAATTTTTACTGATTTTGTCTGAACAGACTCAATCTTGTCAATCGTCTCTCCTGTAACTTCACTAATAGTTGCAAGAGCTCCTACACCTTTTGTTGAAGAGTCATCAATTTCTACTACACAATCCACAGAAAAAGAACGTGGTGTAGTGTTTTTGACCTCAACATTTGCGCCACTTACAGAACCTCTAGTTGTCGATCTAATTGTTGCAATAGAATTAAATCCACTAGCATCTAAAGTGTTATTAACATTCAATCTGCTAATATCAGTAGGCAGATCATCTTGATTTAGAGATTGATCATAGTTTGAAGCAACTGGAAGTGAATAATAATTTTCTCCTAAAATGTATGGATATGCAGGTTGACCAGTCGCAGTGATGGTGACAAAGTATGCATATGTTCCTTCAGGATACTCTGGAGTTACACAATATCTACCATTGTTTTCATCGAGAGCAGTTTTACCAGTCAGTTCACTCTTACTCCATGTATAATCATCAATAAACGTTCCTAATGGATATGTTGTAGTCGAAGGACCACCAGTTCTTGAATTATTCAAAGAGTATCCAGAAATCATTCTGGAAATAGAAGAGGACGAATCTCCTGGGTCGCTATATCCATAAGGACCATAGATCGGATTGCCATCATATGCATATCCAATTATAGGAGAGTGTGCTAGTATATTTGCTTCTGATAGATTACTTTGAATATTGTCGCTTAGTAATAAACGAAGTCTTCGTGGATTACTGATAACACCATAAAGTTTTTTGTTAGTGGTGAAGGTATTGTCAAATAAAGTTCCTCCATTTTGATCCAATAAAGATTGTTCAACAGAATATCTGTTCTTAACCCATTCTCTGATATTTGCTTCTGCTTCTGCAAAATTACCTTCTGCAATTATCTCAACCTTTACAAATTCTTGAGTGTATAGTCTTCCAGTCTCAATCCTTTCAAAATCAACTAATCTACCATCATTATCAATAATTGCATTGAAAGATGCAAACTTTCCTCTTCCACTTCTATCAGTAATTCTTACAATAGGAGGTGAAGAGTAATATTCTCCTGGATTTTCAATTACGAGACTCGTTACCGCTCCATTAGTGACAATAGCACGAACTTTTGCATTTCTACCAGAAGTGATTGTAATTTCTGGATCAGTAGTATATGACGTATCATCAAGTGATACAATTCTATCAACTGTTTCGCCACTTAAGAATGCTCTTGCTTTTCCTGCTTGATTATTAACTAGAACATAAGGTGCTGCTTTGTATCCAGATCCTTTTTGAGTAACTTCAATTTCTTGAATACTGCCAAATTTTACAAGATCAGAATCTCTAAAACTATAAGCAATAGTTCCATCTAAGAACACACCTACCGAAGTATTAGTGGTTTTGTAAATCTCTGTTGTTTGAGTTGGTCTCTTTCTAACAATCTTTAAATTCTTTGCATCAGAAAGAGTTCCAGAACTTGCAGCAGTTAGAATATCATAAGTTGGATATCCAGATGAACAGATATAGTAGAATTGATCATCTTCATAAATTGCAGATACACCACCGAGATATTTTATTAACTCAGGTTGCAATACATTATTAGTCACTGCAGTTGGATATGCATTGTTTAAATTGACTCTCCAACGAACTGCTTCATCTACAACATCATAAATGATTCTATCTTTTGTGGTAAATCCAGGAAGAGTTGATTGAACTGGATCTCCAGGTAGAGAGTAAGTCGAATTACTTTGAGTTTCTAGGTCATATAAGACGCCAAAAACAATTAATTCAAAATCGCGGTATACTGCTGGAGCATAATCATATACAGATGTTCCTGCAGCATGAGTAGCAGAACCATCTCTGCCAAGTAATGTAAACTGTTTTACATTCTTATCATTGAATTCAAAGGTTTCGTTGTTGACGATAAACTTTCCAAACCTCTTCCATCCAACAGTTGATTGAACTGTTACTAAATCTCCTTTCGATGTTGTTTCTGGAATGTCTTTTTCTAGTTCAGTTCGGGATGCAATCCTGAACGTTCCATTGACAGTTGACTGGTTTAGAATGACTTCGTGGATCTGTTCATCAGGTGATCCACCGATTGGTCTTACGTTATCAACTACCGCAGAAGAGAATCCTAAATCACCATTATTTTGTGTAATTCTATTTCCAATAAGGTCCTGTGGGTCACCCCCAAGTATTTTAACTTTTAAAGAATATGCAGTTGTCCAATCAGAAGTAGAAGACTTTAAAGTGAAGTCTTTTGGGTTATATGTTGTAGGAACATTATCAGAATCCCTAGCAACAATCGTGTTGAAAATAAACTTGATTGAAGTCTCGGTTCCCTTTACTTTGTAAAAATTAGAAATATTCTTGATAAGTGTCCTCTTATCAATTTCTTGCTTCAAATATTTCTGTGGAAATGAATCGAGATAATCGAGTTCAAAGTTTTTGACTAATGCATACAAGAACAGATTGCTTACATTGTATACTTCAGTTCCAGAGTGTGCTGCTGCCTGAGTGGTAACAAATTCACTTTCAGTGTAAAGATCTCCTAGTTTGGTGTTTCCACTTACTCCTCTGGAAACATCATAGAAAACATTACCTTGCTTTTCTTTGTAAAAACAAATTTCATCATCGATTTTGATGTAACCGTTTTTACTAGGGAATGAAGACGCATCTTCTACTTCAATAGTAGAATCGGTATTGTTGATAATTCCAACCAAAGGGGAACTTTGATCTAGCAAAGACTCCTCATAGAAATCAATATCTCTATATGTTTCTAGATTATTGAGAATATCAAATGGCTGCCCACGAGATCCTGCTTGCTCGTAGTATTTCTCCAAGAAACGAGCAAATAGTGGATAATCGGTTACGATAAATTCAGGTAATTGATCCTCAATTAAATGAGAGATGCTCCTATTCTTTACGACCATCTAATCTTACTCTTGATATACTTGGAATTTACTTTTTGCAATGTCTACGTCTAAGTAAACCTCGCGTTTTGCAACAATATCATTGGACTTAGGAAGAACTCTAAGTTCAATTCTATTGTCATTAAAACTACCTTTGATGATAGTTAAATCATATAACATGATCTCACCCTTTTCATAATTAATATCGCCTTGAGAGTAGTTCAAGACAACCTTTTCTCCCGACAGGGGATCTATTCTATATAGGATGATTTTGCCAACCCTATCTTCCAAATACACGGTATAATTGGGATATTCGGAAACAACAAACCCAGTTGAACTCATAACGGGATCGTCATCATCTAAGAATGTATTTTGATAACAAACCTCATAATAGAAGGTTGAATTTAACTGAGGATAGAAGTCCTTCCTCATGATTACACTAGTCAGGTTTGAGTTGATTGCCATATCAGACTCGTCGATGACACCAACTACCTTACTGTATCTAAATTTACCATTGAACTTTTCGGTATCTGACTGTGCAAGGTAACCTTCGATACTATTGATTGCTCCAGATCTGATTTGCTCATTAGTGAAATTGGTCTTTCTTGTATCGTAGAAGATCTTACTGTCAAGTTCGACATATAAAATAGATGGATCTAAGATTTCAGGAGTTACAGAAGCAACCATGTAATCTTTCAAAGCAGACTTGATCTGCTGTTTTGTATATGTTGACAAATAAGAACCACTGGTTGGTTTGATCACCAAGAAGACTTGTCCATATGCAGGTGGTTCTTGCTCCTCACCACCAAAAGAAATGATGTCAGAGATAGCAGGATATACATTTCTGACAATAGCAGCATAGTCACCAGCGGTCACTGCACGGTCCTGTGTGCCGAAATACTTGGGTGCGTTATACTTTATGCTCTTAATGCCTTCGATCTCGTTACCGCCGTTTGCAGCGACCGTAGCGGACGAATTGATAGACGTTGTAAACGGATAGTTGGTATTATTAATGTTATCTTTTAAAACACCACTAAAAGTAAAGTCTTTTGCTCCGTTAGTCTCTGGACCATTGGTAATTAAGTAAGAAACCTCAATCTTCTGACCATCGTCAAGTTTCTTTCCTAATACACCATCGCCAAAGAATAACTCATATCTTTCATCTTCAATCTCATTGACAAAATAAATCTTGGACTCTTTGTTTACACCAAGAATATTTGTCGATAGTTTATATTCTTCTGCAACAGTAGATTGTTCGTTGAGGTATACATCTACTGTAATCGTGGACGTATCCACGTTTCTATTCTCAATAAGGAATCTCTGATTTTTCTTGGAGTTATCTACAACGTAGGTATCAGTAATTAAAGTTCCTTCTTTGATGTCTACATTGTCAAAAATTGCCTGATTTGATACGATCGATCGCTTTACATCATTGACAACAACATACTGATATAAGTTATTATCATATGTCGCAACAAATCCAGTGCCTTTTTCTAAAACAATTTGATTGTTTGCAGGTGTTGAACCCGTAAAGTCTACATTAAACGTTACAGTTGCTGTTGGAGCAACAATAGACTTCGGGGTGTAACCTAATTGTTTTGCCAGCGCCACCACATTGTCTCTCAAGGTAGCAGAGTCAATGAATAGTTCATTGACTACCATATTGGCATTAAACGCCGTATAGTAGGTGTTATAGGCGAGAGTATCGATTATGACCGAAAGGGCAGAACCTTCAAAATCATAGTCAGTAAAATCAGATGTGCTCTTGATATATTCTCTAAGAGCAATCTTAATCTGATCAAAATCTAGATTTGCTAATTGAGCGTATGGCATTATCGGGTTCTCTCTAGAAATAGTTCTAATGATATAACATTATCACGCCCTAAGATTCTCACATCAAAATCAACATCATAACCATCTTCATCAGCGTTTGGTTCACAATCAACTCTGATGAGTTCTACTCTTGGTTCATATGTCCCAATAACTCTTTTAATTTCGTCTTTGATCAATGAACTACTGAGGTAATCCAATGGTTCAAACAAAAGTCTTGGGATTTTTGAACCAAGAGCAGGTTGGAATGGTCTTTCACCAACATTTGTCAATAACAGATTCTTGATTGCTTGCTTAATTGCAGCATCATCCTTAATAACAACCAAATCATCAGAATTTGGATGCTTCTTAAATGTTATATTCAAATCCTTAAAGGTTTGAAACGTTGGCATGTAGACACACTATTAGGCTGTTTCTATTTATCACTTACCACAGAACCCATCCGCCCATTCTTCCTGGTTGTCAAAGATCTCACCCTCTTTGACATCTTTCATTTTACGAGCTCGCTTGAGATGACGTTCACTATCGGTTTCGGTAATGAGAGTCATACCCTCATCAATAAAATTTTGACTTTTATCGACTTTGCTATTGCCCATGATTGGTCTCCGTCCGTTGTTTTCGTTCAGCATTGGTTTCCCAAAAATAATCATCAGTATCACCTAAACGTCCCCAGTCGATTCCTGCCTCTACTTGGTATTCTATGGTAGATACCTTGAAATCAGGGAAACGGGGCGCTTCAGGCGTTATAGAGAGGTCATACAGACGCATCCTGTTATTAGGATACAATGCAAACTGACCATTCTCTAGTGCTATGCAATTATGACTCTTGTGTTCGGCAGGAGTCTCACTTACATTATTATCTATCACATCAATGTTTGCATGATAGTTATCTAATGTAAACAAATATTGACCATGAATCAAACCATGGTCGCGGGTGAAGATCTCTGCATCCATAGAAGACACAAAACCTTTATTGATGCATGTAACCCCATAATCCATACAGTTCCAAAACTGTAGGTTCTCTAAAGACAAATCTGGCGTCGGTGTTTTCGGCGCTCGGAGAAAAGCACTGATAGGTAACTTATCATACATCGCTCCATACTCAGGAAGGTAGGTCTCAAAGTAAAAAGCACGCCCAGGTATCGATTTTGCCGATACCCAGACGCCCTCTACAAACTCTCCGTGACCGTCCTGATGATCTCTTAGATATTCTTTACGAACCCATACCTTTTTAGCAGGAAGATTACAGATTAAATTCAACGTCCTTGACCACGATAACGCTTACGCTTGTTATTACGAGAACTGGCAGCATATTTCGTGTGCTGCCCCGAACCCTGTCGCGTTTTTTTGGGTTTGGACTCGATGTTAGGTCCGCCAGAAAGTCCAACTTTGCTTCGTGCCATAGTATCCTATTGATTGACTCCCATATTATAACACAGTTTCAACCACCTGCAAACACATTCCATGCACCCATCACCATGATGCTAGGAGGTGCCAGTTTATCGCCTAACCTCATAGTAGATAGACCGTTGGTTAAAACCTTCGTAGAACCGACTGCAGCGATGTCTGGGTGAGTGTCTGGACCACATGTATGAGGCACAAATGGGTTTGTCACAACATGCACTGGTCTTCCATTCACAAATACATTCGGTGATGATGCTGCTCCTACCTGTGGTGGGTGACATCCATGTCCAGAATGTAGATCTGCTTGTGCGCTAATTGGTCTCAGTTTCGCCATTAATCATTAACCCCTGGTAAATTAGACTCTACCCCTGGTGGAGGTGGTAAAAATCCTACTGTTCTATCTAGCCAATACCCAATACGATTCGCAGTAGGTGTCCAATTATTCACAACATCCATTGTTCCAGTAAATGTTGTGACATACGGTGGACATGTATGCGTAACCGTTAAAAGATATTGATATTGCATCAATTCAATCAATGATGGTTTCATCCTTACCCATAATGAGATCTCAGGTTCAAATTGATCGAAAAAGTCGGTGCCCTTCGTTTGAACATACAGTGGATCTAAAGGTGCTAGTTTATTAACATCCAATTGTGCATACTGACCTGGAAATACTTCCGATGTTAATTGATCTACCTCTGGTGGAACATCCTCTAGGTTCATCTTTCGATACCCTCGGATTAAATCCACTGACGTGTAATTATTCTTTAATATATCAGTCTCAGTCTCGTAAAACGTCCCGAAGATCCACTCGGAGTCATGGAAATATTTTTCACTATAATACCCAATCAATGGATTTACCAATGAAAGCGATGGAACTGGTGCCGATACAATACTTCCATATTCCACGAAGGGTTCGTTGAAACCCTGCGTCATCTCAGGAATATTTTGTGGTATAGGATATCCTTGCTCATACGCAACATCAGCAATCTTCAGAATGCTGCAACCAGTCCCTTCAATACGAATTCCTGTGATTAATTCTGGAACCTTCGGTGGTGGGCATCCCCCAACACCAATCGCCGTGATCACTGTGCTAGGGTTGATGATCTCGTATAACCATGGGTATTCACCCATCGGACGAGTCTCCTCAACATACTTCACATAATTCGGTGCAGGGACCAATTTGAAAGTATTCCCAGTTACTATGCAGGATGGTGTTGTTACTAGTTGGACTGGCATCTTTTGAGTTCCTCTACACTATTGTGCAGATAATCGAGTGTTTCTGCTAATTTCTCGTGCTCAGTCGAACTCGGGCGGCGATACATCAATGTCGGGGACTCCAACTCCAAAACCTTCTTCTCCACTTCCAGGAGTTTCTCGGATAACTTCTGGAGTATCTCCTCGATACTTATCTGTATAGTGACTGATTCGGGTGTCTCCGTTTCCTCTGAGGTAGCTCTCAGATGCTGCTCGTTCAAATCCATCGCAAAATTCCTCAAAATTCTTTAGTGCGTTTTCGTATAGGTTTTCATCGACCTTTTTCATGATTTTTTTCTGGCGGAAATTTTTTTATTTTCAAGTATTTCAAAAATATTTATCGGTCGTCTGGATACTTTTGTAGGTTAGAGGGACCCTTCGATTTTCGCTCGGCAACCCTAAGTAACAATTAAGGGGGGCAATTAACTGTCCCCCAGTATCACTAACTGTGTGACGCTAAGTGTCACAAATCTGCCAGCAATTCGTTCATCTCAGCGGCATCAATCGCAGGGTCATTCCAACGCACGCCGTCGCCTGTCTCACCGATAAAGCGACCTACCACGCCGTCAGTCATGCACCGCACGAACTTATCCCATGGGGTCTCGGTAACATCGCAGAACTCCACACATGCCTTGGCAGTGTTGTAGAGGAATTCATCATTGCCAACCCAGAGGGCAGCATTCCAGGTTTCGTAGTTGGCGAATCCGTTCATGATGTGTGTTTGTTTGGTATGTGTGAATTGTAGAGCCCAGGGCGCTCAGTCGCGATCGCTGATATGCCAGTTGCCCCATTGTCCTTCGGGTGCAGGGATGCGACCCTCACGGATTGCCTTTGAACGCATGGCGTCACGTTGCACCTGCTCAAGGTAGGATGCCATGACCTGCTGGCAGATGGGGTCGTTTGCTGCGGTGTCGTTAACCAGAAAGCAACCGTTGTGAACTCGTTTCATGCTGTGCTGTGTGTTGTGTATAGTATACCAGATCAAGCGGCGCTGATCG